AATATCATCTCCATTCACGCGAACTGGAAGCTCACTAATCTTAAACTTTAGTCCAGTACGTTTCTCCAACGCCATCCGATAAACAGCTATGTTAATCAGACAGAGAAGAGGAAAAGAAAATACGCATCCCATGAGTTGGCCTCTTGTCATCAAGAAGTTCTCCGGTGCATCAATTCCTTGTTTTCGCAGGTTATCAAAGCAAATCTCCGTATTAGTGAGTCCTCTTAAAAGGACTTTACGGGTCACTTCGTCACCAGCGGCGTGAGTCGCGGCTGTAGATGTGGCATCTCCATGTAGGCTGTCTGTAGCGGCTGAATAATCTCCACTGACCCAGTTATCAAGTTTAATACCGGTTTTCTCCCGGATGAACTCAGTATCTGATTCAATGTCCTTCAAATCCTCCACAGCGACCCATCGTCCAGTCAATTCGAATTGACGGAACGATTGAAGTCGTTTCCAAAGCTTTTTCTGCAAATCCGAAAATAAGCAGTTAGAAGCAATGTCCCCAGCACTGATCGAGCGAGCTTTCAAAGGTTCTCTGATTAAGGAGACCTGAGCCCGACCAGCAGAGTCTAGCGATCTGAGAGACTCTCTACGATTTCGATCGTACGCATCCTCGTAAGTCCATGAGGGAAAATAAACGGATTTAGTCTGGTTAACTCTCGGGTAGTATACCATACCCCGGAACTGTTCTGTCCCAAGTTGGTAGTCCTCTTCATCTTCCGTACGGAGGTAGCCTATAGCCCCTCCATTCCGGCGAGAGTTTTCAAAGCAAGCGTTTCCTGTAAGTCCGGTCCAAGCCTTCGCGGGCTTGTTCCATTCTTTCTCCAGGATGCCTTTGCCGTAAATCTCTTTTGCAGTTCTAGAGATCTCGAGCAACGCGTCATCGGGTGTCGAAGCAAAATTTGTCAATCGCTTCTTCATACCTTCAGCCGCGGCCGCCAGTCGAGACTCACCCATCTGGGGTAAGCCTTTCTTAATCCCATGCAGCACAGTGTTCCGGTAAACCTTGTTTTTCAACTTGGAACCGTAGACCTTATACCGCAAGAATTCTCCCACACGACCTAATAACAGTTGTCCATCCTTCCACCAGAGATTTTCAGGTCTCGGGGGCAACTCGGTCTGTCTTTCGCCAATAGCGAATAGATAGGCCAGTTGATACTTTAAGAAAGGAATAAAGTCCTGCTTAGCATCACACGAGGGTAGCCATTGGAGCACAGATAGGAGTAGTGACTCTTCACACTCCCCCCATTTCAGTTTATTTCCGAAATGGGCTTTGGCTGCTGACCAAATCGTGAGAACGATATGAACAGCTTGATCAAGATCGGCAAATAGATCTTTGATCACACTAGAAATCGCGGTAGCGTTGTCTACCTCCAGTGTTGTGAATTGGCGATGGCGCCGGAACACATCCTTGAACCACGTGACGGGAACAATAACCTCAGTACTTTTCAGTATGCAAAGGTTTTGCTTCAATCCCTTAACGGAGCGGATGGCGGGGATCTCGATGATGTCATCACCGAGTCGCAGGATCTCCCCCAGTCGATCTTCTGCTTTTCGCTGAAACTTCTTAAATGATTTATTTCGTTTTTGAATATCGGCCATAGTAAGAATATCTTCAGGTACGCTTTTAACACCGTAAACTTCCAAGTTTACAAAATCTACAGTATTTG